TACGGTCAAGTGCTATGTGCTTGATGTGCGAAAGCTTGCTGCTGCGTGCGATATATCCAATATCCTAGAGCGTTGTGGTATAAAACTAGAGGACTTGCCTAAGGGCGAGCAAATCCGCTTTGACGAGGCTAGCTAGGGGTTTTGTGGCAGGGTTGCGAGGGTGGCGAAATTACCAAATTCCACAAGTTATTACCAAATTATCCAAAAAGGTAACGGAAAAGGTAATAGTGTAAATCACAGAAACAACCCTTAGAAACCCTCTTAATAGCCCCATATAGAGGGTCAGTACCTATATATATAATAAAAAAGTATATAAAAAAAGTAATATATATAAGGGCGATTACCTTATTACCTTTTTGTGAGGCACACAGCTAATGGTTAGCGACAAAGCGTTAATTATAGGGGCAATCATATAAAAACACTATTTTAGGGTGGGTGTATTATTTGAAGGTAATTTTTTGACAAAAGGTAATAACGGCGGCGAGATAGCACTTTTTCTGTGGATATTTTGAAGCGTGGCAAACGGTGATCAAGGCAGGGGGTCAATTATCTCTACGGAAATCGAAAGCCGTCAGCGAGTAGGCAGAGTAGCACACAAAAACGGGAAATCAAGAGGCGGCAAAAAATAACGGGGTGCGGTCGGCGGCGCAGAATTTGGGCGTTGGATTGCGGGGAGCGGCGGCATTGGGGCGAGGTTGCAGCGGTTAGCGGTATGGGCGACTTTGGGAGCTGACTTATAGGGGCGGCTGTGGTTATGAGACACAGTGGTGGCACGGGGCTAGGCTCTAAGGGCGAGGCGGCTGTGGCTATTGGTGCGGCGGTATCGGGTGTATAGTGGCTATGGATTGGGAGGCGAGGTTATGTATCAATTTGATACATAACCAAAAGGTAGCTGCGGTTACTGGCGAGGCTGTTCTTGGTCTCACAGTGAGGCCAAGTAACGGAGGTTGGGTCTCAATTTTAGACCCAACCAAAGTGGATGGTGCGCAATTTGCACACCATCCAAAATATCGGCTCATCTTGAGTCAATAAACATGGTAACTGTAGTCAAAATTGCTGTAAAATTTGCACGCGTCCTGAGGGCGTTTCGGGCGTTTTAAGGCACGCTTCGTTTCCTGTGGATAAGGACTAGCAGACGAGGGGCATTTGTCGCAGGAACGCCAGACCGGGCAAGCTGGGACGCACCGGGTAATAAAACTGTGGTCAAGGCTGATAGGATTATGGCTCTTTAAGGCTTTGGGTGGCGGTCATTGCTTATAGTAACACAGCCCCGACAAACAAAGTTCCCTAGTGCGGCGGTCGTTGCAACAATGCTTTCCGGTCCCTCTAACATAGTAGAAGTAATCACAATAATAATGCTCCCGGCAACAGTGGTTTTAGTAAAAACAGCGGCATTCCTGCCGAATCATAAAAATACTCTCAAAAATGGATACTGTGGTGGTTTGAGACAGAATGGATTTAGCCAAAAAGCTGAAATTGGGCGGTTTTTCAAGAGGAAAGCGAAATCTTGATTGTTATCCCCTTGTAACAGGCGATTAAAGCCTAATTTAATGCTGTTTAGGCTCGTAGGGCTATAAACAATCAAGCCAGGGGCGAATACTTGATTACGCACTTGATTATTTCCGACAAGTTTTGAAACATTTCCGCTCGAACTTGAATATTTTCCGACACTTTTTAGACTGCGCAAATGTAGCCGATTATGCCCGAAAATGTTCAAAAAGCAGTTCTCGCAACTAGGCACAAAAAAACACTAAAAATGAGGGGTCTAAAAATAGTCGCTTTTCTAAAAACCTCAAAATCATAGTAAAAAACGGCTTAATGACCCCAAAAATCCAAGAAACCATACTGAAAATCGCCTGAAAGCGACTTTTGGTATTTTTTCAATGCGGCTTTGCAGCAAGCAGAGCCAAAAACAACAATACAAACCAAATTTTTATAGGAGGGACATTATATATGTCTAGCAAAACAAGTTATAACAGACACGGCGGCAAAAGAGTTGGTGCCGGTCGCAAGAAGATGAGTGAGCAGGAACGCTTGCTCAATGGGCAATCCCGCAAGGGCAAAAAAGCACCCGGTAATGCCGAAGAGATTATGGAAAACCAAGAGGCAGAGCTGGTAGCCGCAATGCAGCCGCCACACTTAGAGCGCAGTAACGAGATGCCGGAGCCTAACGAATATCTTACTAAGGATAGCCAAGGCAGGGCTAACCGAGGCAAAGCTATCTACAAAAAAATATGGCAATGGTTAAAGGATAGGGACTGTCATTTACTCGTCAACCCGGAGGGCTTACAGCAATACGCACTGGCACTCTCTAGGTGTGAACAGGCGGAGCTAGCAATCCACGATTTTGGACTATTGACCAAATGCCCTAAGAGCGGCGCACCTTTGCAATCGCCGTTCATACCTGTGGCTCAAAGCTACCAACGGCAGGCGGCGGCATTGTGGGGTCAAATTGAAGCTGGCATATCCGACAGACTGCGCATGTATGTCGACAAAAACACAATAAGCGATGACCCGCTGGACGCACTGCTTAATAATGCAGCGACAAGAGCAATCAAAGGAGGCTGGGACAATGAGTAAAAAAGACAACAAAAAGAAGTATCGCTACGATAAAGCCAAAGCCGACAATGCTGTAAATTTCATAAACTCCCTGTGCCATGTTCATGGCGAGTGGGCGGGCAAGCCGTTCAATCTGATGAAGTGGCAGGAAAAAGTTGTTCGGGATATTTTTGGTACGGTTAAAGTGTCGGATGGATACCGGCGCTACAACACAGCTTTTATTTTTACACCAAAGAAAAACGCTAAGTCGGAGCTAGCCTCGGCTGTCGCACTATATTTATTGTGTGCGGATGGAGAGTATTCGGCGGAGATATACGGCGCAGCGTCAAACAAAGACCAAGCATCTATTATATTTAAGACCGCCGCACAAATGGTGCGTATGACACCGGCTCTAAGAAAGCGGGTGAAAATCCTAGAAGCGAATAAGCGCCTAGTGTACCCTGCGACCAACAGCTTCTACCAAGTTCTGTCTTCGGATACTCCAAGTAAGCACGGACTAAACGCTACAGGGGTAGTCATAGATGAGCTACTCGCACAGCCTAATCGTGATTTATACGATGTCCTCACAAAAGGCGCCGGGGACGCTAGGCGGCAAACACTTAATTTTATTCTCTCAACAGCGGGTACGGATAAACGCTCAATCTGTTATGAGGTCTATGAAAAGGCAAAAGAAATCATAGACGGGAAGCGCACTGACGAATCATTCTATCCCGTGCTTTTTGGGGCAGAGGAAGGGGACGATTGGGAGGACGAAAAGGTTTGGCGGCGTGTCAATCCGTCACTAGGGACAACCTTCACAATAGATAAGCTGCGGCAAGCATACCAATCCGCTAAAGGCAATCCTGTAGAAGAGAAGTTGTTCCGACAGCTTCGTCTAAATATTTGGAGCGAGGATGTCGGCAAGTGGCTGCCGATGGAAAATTGGGATGAGTGTCAATTTATTTATGATGAGCGCAGTCTCTATGGCAAAAAGTGTTTTGGCGGTCTGGATTTGTCTGCAACCACAGACTTAACGGCATTTATCCTAGTATTCCCACCCGATGAGTATAGCAAAACATATAGAGTGCTGCCATACTTTTGGATTCCGAAAGAGGGTCTAGCCAAAAGAGTGAACAGGGATAAAGCGCCCTTTGATGCATGGGTAGCTAAGCAGATGGTTTTTGCGACAGAGGGCAGGGTGGTCGACTACGGCGCAATGGAGGATTTTATTATACAATGCTCTAAGGATTTCAAAATTCAATCCATTGCCGTTGACAGGTGGAACACTCATACAGTGGTGGAGAATTTAGAAAAGCATGACATTAAATTTATAGATTTTGGTCAGGGTACAAAGTCGATGAGCCATCCAACAAAGGAACTGATGCGCTTTATTCTCAGCGGCGAAATACAGCACAACGACAATGATTGCCTCAACTGGTGTATGGAAAACATGGTTGTGGTGACGGATAGTGCCGGCAATGTTAAACCATGCAAACAAAAGTCCACCGATAGAATTGACGGCGCGGTTGCTTTAATTATGGCATTAGATATTGCGATTAAAAAAGCAGGTGAGCCAAAAGGCAGCGTGTACGATACGAGAGGCTTAATTTGGTTTGGTTCGGACGGAAGTTACGGCGGTTTTGGAGGGCGGGAGTAATGTTCAAATTATGCAAAAGAGCAGGCTGCGGTAATCTTGTAAAAAAGGGTTATTGCCCGGCACACGCTCACTTAGAGAAAAAAGAGAAGCAGGAGATGCACCGGCACTACAATAATAATGTTAGGGACAGCGACGCACAGCGTTTCTACGAAAGCCCGGCATGGAGGCGGTTGAGAAAAATACAACTCAGCCGTTTTCCTTTTTGCCAACTCTGCATGACAAAGGGCAAAGCCGTCCCTGCCGTTATAGTAGATCACATCAGAGAAATAAAGGACGGCGGAGCAGGCTTAGATTTGGATAATCTTCAATCCGTCTGTCGAGGGTGTCACAACACCAAAACCGCTGCGGAGCGTAAAAACCGCAATAGCTATTCTGCCAACGTTATTGGCAGAAAGTTTAGTAAGCCTACGGGCAAGGAGGATAATTAAAATATGATACATTCAATAACAGTAATCAGTTCGCCACCGTGCGACGCAGGCAAGCCCACCACAGCCGAGGGAAACCTGCTTTTCTACGGTAAGCCTGCGTATTTGCGTCAATTCACAGACGGCACAAGCGAGGTCTGCCAATGGGATTACGATAAACAAAAGTGGTTTTACCTATTATTTGCCGCAGAGTCCAAAGACTACGAGGG